GCGGCCTGGGCGTCGCCGTCAGTGGCGCGCTTGTCCAGTTCCTTCATCTGCTCCCAAGTCGCGACTTTCTTTTCGTGCAGTTCGTGCAGCTTGCTCGCCATGTCTTGCGATCCTCGTGAATCGCTGGCGAGAAGTGCGGCCTTAGACGCAGACTCACCAGCCCGTGAAAGGGTTGATGGTCTGCTGACGATTGCGACGCGAAAGAATGCGCCGCTCTGCCGCTCGGACCTAAACGATAGTGTTCAGATGGTCACACTGTAAGCGCGCTCATGCGAGTTTGTCAAGCGCGATAGCTCGTTCGTGTCGGGCAAGCATCGCCGCTCGGTAGTTCGCGTGCTTCCATCCGTCGTACGCGCGCCGCGCTTCTTGATGCTCGCCGATGGCCTTGCCGCGCATGCCGGTTGACGTCGCTTCGTACGCCGGGAACGTGACTGGCCCGACGTCGAACAGCGTCACGTCTTCGATGGTTCGCACTTCTGGCCCGCCGTCCGCTGGATCGCTCCACGATTCCTTGTTGACGCTGAACGAAAACGAACTGCCGGAAATGTCGCCGCGTTCGATGGATGCCATCAAGTCACGGGCTTGCTGCGTGTCCGGCGGGTCGATCGTGTAGCGCAGACCGCGTTCGTCGACGCTCAGTGTCATCGTTCCAGCCGACGAACGGCCGAGCACGAAGTTCGGGTCGTGATTAAACAGCGCGCGCACATCGTCGGGTCGCTTTAACGCAGACGCAAACGCACCGGGAGCGACACGCTCGACCACGTTGCGCCAAAGCTCGTACTCGGTGCCAGCATCACCAGCACGGTAGAAAACCGCACCGTAACCTACGATTTGCGGCTTGCCGTCAGCACGCTTTTCGATTCGCACCTTGCCGGGAAAGTCTGCTCGTTCAATTGCCATCAGTTCGCCCCTGGTTGCCTAGACACTGAATCATGCTCAACGCTTTGCCGAACGCCGCCGTGTCATCTACACAGCACGACTGGCACACGATCTCGCCACTCTCCAGCTCCCATCCGCCGGGCGGCTCGCGTGCCACTCCAAACGGCCCGCCGCATCGGTTGCATAAGGCCGCCTCTTGCTGCTCTTGATAATCGAACGGCGGCGGCTCAACTTCCGCCCAGTGCGTGACGTCGGTGTATGGCGAAAGTCCGCCGTCCTCCCGGTCACGCGATTCTCCGTACTCGAAGTATTGGCCTTCGCTTGGCCAAAACTCGGCAAGTTCGATTCCGCCGATTTCGCGACGCACCAACACTGCGCCAGAGATTTCCGGCGGCGTCCGCGTTGACTTCCATTTTCGCTCACTTGCCATCGCCGGTCGCCTCGTTCTCCCAGCGAATACAGATAGCGTCCACCCGCGCCGGGAGCTCAGCGGGAGTTGCCGTGTTCACGACTTGCGCCAATTCGCCCACAACGGCCGACAGTCGCGCGTCTTCTGCCTTGGCGGTTTGCGTCCACTCGTCATAGGCTCGTGGATTCTTGGCCTTGTGGCGCGCGGCGATCGTCACGCGAAACAACTCACGCACGGCTGACGCTGGCCACGATGCACGCGTTGGCGGTGCCGCCGGTTCGCTTGGCGGCGCAGGCGACGCGCCCGACGACGTGTTTGGATTCGCGTACTCGTCGCCTCCGTCGTGCGGCGGATATCCTTCCTCTGTTGCCGCGTCATTCGGCGACAGCACCTTGGCTGCGATTCCGGTTGAGTATGCTTGCATGCGCGATTGCAAATCCATTCGGAACAAGTCGTCGGTGTCGTGCTGGAATCGAATCGTCGCCCGGTCGCGCTGGGCAAGCAGCTTCAATCGACACTGGCCAGCGATCGTGTTCATCCAGCGGCGTAGGCAGTGCGTCGCATAGCCGGTGGAATCCTCCGACTTGGAGTTGTAAGAGCTCGTGCCCTCAATGCCCAACATGCTCGGAGGAAGATTGAAGAAACGCGCGATGTCGCGGGCTTGTCGTTCGCTGGTCTCGATAACCTGCACGTCTTTCGGTGCGACCTGTGCGGCGTGAAACTTCGCGCCGTCGCGTAGCACGACCGTCTTAAAAGAGTCGTCGCTGTCGTACTGTTTGCGAAATCCTTCTTCGGTCTGCTGCATGATCGGTTTCGGCATGTCGCGCGGAAGTTCCAAGATGCCTCCGACGCGCGCGCCGTTCTTGAAAAACTTCGCCTGGAAATTGTTAGCCGCGAGCGCCGTGCCGATGGTCTCGCGTGCCTGCCAGTAGAACGTCGGCATCTTGCCGCCGAGTGGATTGATTCCGGCAATTACAAGCACGTCCTCTGGCGCAAATACTTTCAACTTGCCGCCGATTTCGCTCACGACGTACGGGACGCCGTTGATTACCTCCTCGTCAGTGCGATCCGGCAGAAGGTGTAGCAGTTCACTGGGGCGACCAGCATCGTCCCGCCAAATGAGCCCGTAGGATCTTTGCCACAACAACGCCTCGGCGGTCAATCGCTCCCAATACTCGCCAGCCGGTTCGTAGTCGTTGGCTTGCACGGCCACGAGCGAATACGTCCAATGGTCGTCAGCCTCAAGCCAATACTTGCGGCGCGCGTCACGATTGCGGCGGTAGGGAGCAAACGGTGTAGCGCCGATGTCGCCTGAAATCAACGCCACCGCTTGCCAGAACGGCGGACACATCAGCGCCTTCTGCGCCGTGACGTTGACACCCGCCGACGTGCTGTACTGGTCGCCGAAAACCGCCTCGACCGATTCGGCGTTGGTCCAATCGAAGTTCGGATTGTTGAGCGGGTTCGATCGCGTCTGCTCGAACAGGCCCGCCACAAGCGTTGTCGTGTATTGCATGTTATCCCGATTGCAGAGGGCCAGTGGACCACGTTTGCTTCGCCGCGAATAGACACTCAGAGAACGCCATCAGCGCCGCGACCATGCCGTCGATTTTAACCTTGTCGCTCGACTTGTCCGGCATCCACTCGCCCTTGGCGTTGCGGTAGACTTGCACGTTTCCGGCCTGCCACGTCAGCACTTCATCGCCGCCGTGGATGATGTTGCCCGCTGGCAACTCCTTCTCGATCATGCGGCGCATCGGCTCGTTGTAAAATCGCGGAGACTGAGTGAACTCGAACATATTGAAACCGCGCGAGTCTTGCATGCGCTGCGCGGTCTCACGGGCGAACGTCTTATCGAACGCAATGGTTTGAATCGCGTACACGTTGGACCATTCGCGAAACTGCTCTTCGATAACCTCGAAGTCAATGCAGTTGCCTCGACACACGCCAAGCAGCCCGCGACGCATCCACGACGCAAACGGCTCCTTGCGAACGTCGAACTTGCCATCGCTGCACGTCCAGCACTTGACGAGAAATTCCCATGATGTGGCGCGTAACTCGCCGTCGGATTCTGTGTAACGCGGAAAGCACAACGCCGCCGCTGCCCAATCGTTCGTGCGGCCGAGATCCATTCCGCCGTGGCACAGGTCGCCAGGTGCGATTGTGAGCGGCTTATTTCCCTTGTCCCACGCCTCGACGCTGATGGCGCGCTCGTTGGCTTCCGTCTTTTTGTTCGCGTGATAGCGCACAAACTGATTCATGTACGGCGCGGAATTGCGAGCCAGCGTCGCTTGATCCCGCAGGTACTCGCGCTTAACCGACACGTCAAGATTCGGGTTCGCTTTCGGCCAGCAGGCTTCATCGAGCGGATCATCGTCGTCGTCGACGCAGCACACGAAAGCAAAATACCGATCGTCGAACACTTGGCCACGTTCGGCATATTCCAGGACGTTGCGGCCGTAATCGTCTTCTTCGCGCCACAGCAGCGAGTCGGAGTTTCCCGCCGTGGTGATGACGACCTCCATCGGCTGACGTCGTGATGCGCCGCCAGTCGCCAGCTTCTCGTTAAGCTCGCGGTGATGCTCGCGCCACGCGTGAACTTCATCCTTGAAAATCGCCGATGGATTCAGGCCGTCCGTGCCGCTCGAATCAGAGCCCAACGGCAGGAACACGCCGCCTGATTCTTTGTGCTCGACGCGATGCGGCGCGCGGCGGACCTTGCTGATTTCCTTGAGCCACTCGGATTGTTCGATCATCCGCACCGATTCGGAATAGAGCAGCTTGGCTTGAGCCTCCTTCGTGGCCACACAGTAGACCTGCGCCCCGGCTTCGACCTGCACGCCTTCCATCGGCTCGTCGGCGTACAGTGCCTTGGCGGCCAGTCCTGCGCAGTACGTCGTCTTGCCGTTCTTGCGCGCGACGCTCAGGTAGGCTTTGCGGAAT